TCGACGTTGCCGTTGTCGGCCTTCGCTTCCTGTTCAAGCGCCCCGCAGATATTGCGGGCGGCCTCCTCGTCGTGGCCCTCCTCCTCGGCCATCGTCGTTACGCAGTCCTCGAAGTCCTCAAACCCGGCGAAGGGCATCGTGGATCACCATACCCGACGTGACGGTGGTGGCAACGTTAAGCGTCGGGGTTAGCTCATGGAGTGGTCGTGGGATGGGGTATCTACAACGCGACACTCAAACCCGATAGGGCCACCACCAGTCTGTGATGTTTTATGTTCTACGCGGAGTAGGCTCGCCGTTTCTGAAAAAGTTATCTCCGAGGAACTGTCTTGATTGAAGCTAGCCAACAACACGCCCGGCCCATACGTTGATATTATCGTCCCATCTTCGCCAGACCCGGCCGAATTTGTGTTTCCGAGAATGCGGAGGCCTGTACAACCGCCAAGCGGGTTTACGAAAAATATGTATTCTGTGCCATCATTCAGCGTCAGATTCGCCGTCCCAATTGCTTGTGGCTGGGGTGAACTGCTTTCAATCACCGTCGACGGCGGGAGCCATCGCTCGCTACTTGTTTGACCCGTGTCCGAATCGGTGTTGAAGTCACTCGCGTCCAACCCGTCCAACTTATCGGAATTCTCCACGGTCGTCTGCATCTGTAGCGTCCCATCGCCTTGCGACACCGGCACCGCGTTCGTCGCCCCGCCGGTCCCGAAGTTCTCGACGTTCTCGTCGGTCGTCGTATAGCTTTCCGAGTGGGCGGCGTTGTCGTGGGGGTCGTCGGCCTTGTTCGACAGTTGTGTCGTCGTCGCGTACGTCTCGGAGTGGGCGGCGTTGTCGTGGGGGTCGTCAGCCTTCCCGTCGAGTTCGGCCTGTCGGGCCACGTCCGAGGCGGACGTGGGCGCGTTCTGGACGCTCATGTCGTTGGCGTCCGCCGAGTCGAAATAGCGCGTGTCGGGCAAGCGCCGATTCAGCGTCCCCGATCCGAGCCACGGTATCCAGTTCGAGCCATCCGAGCGGTAGACCGTCGCGTCACCGACGACGGCCGCGAACTGGCGTTGCGTGAACCCGCCGGTATTCGAGGCGGTCGGCGTGGTCGTCGGGTCCGGTAGGTCCGCATACGTCGCGTAGGTCGGTACCCCGAGGAGTTCCACGCGGGCCAACCAGTCGGCAATTCCCTGCCCCTGTGCGTCACTCGAAAACCACGACCTATCGCCTGCGTTCGGATACGTGAGCCATCCGAGTGGCGTTTCGTTATCGGCCATACCGAATCCGTGGGCGGCGGTGTCGAAAAGTCTCGGGGGTCACTCCGTCTCGCCGGTCGCTTGCACGTCGAACTCGTCGCGGCGGTCCTCGCTCACATCGAAGTTGTCCGTGCGATCCTCACCGACCGCGAGCGAGGTGGTCCGCCCAAGCGGGATGATCGTTGACAGGGTGGCCCGCGTGATGGTCGCGCCCGCCCGGCCGGTGAGGCGGATGGCCTTCGCGCCGGCCGGTGTGCCTGCGGCCGTCGCCCCGGCCGCAATCGTCGCATCCAAATCGCGTTCGCCGCGGACCGTCGTCGTCGCGGTAGCCCCACTCGCGGCCGTGACGGTGAGCGCCCGTGCGCCCGCCGGGTCCGCGAGCGCCGACGCCCCCGCCGCGGCGGCGGTCGGTACGTCTTTCTCGCCGTCGAGTGCCGGCGGATCGAACAGTTGCCCGGCGTTGAGCGTCCCGTCGAGATTCAGCGTCCCGTCGACGTTGACGGGGTTGGCCGTGTCGGTCGTCCCCGCCGCGATGGTCCGTGTCTCGCCACTCTGGACGGTGAGACTCACCAACTCCCCCGCGCCTGCGCCCGCCGCCCCATCCAGCAGGATCAACGACCCTTCGGGGACGACGAACCCCGACGCTGTGGCCCCGGCCGCCCCCGTGACGCTGATCGACGACTCGGCGGTGAGTGGGGCCGCCGCCGTCGCGCCCGCTTGCCCCGTCACCCGCAGGGGTTTGAGTGCCGCGTCCGCCGTCGCCCCTGCCGACGCCGTGGCCGACAGTCCCTTTTCGCCCTCGATACGGACCGCCTCGCCACCGCCGAGGGGCATCAACCCGAGTTCGCCCGTGCCGAGACCGCCACTCGTGGCGTCCGCGCCCGCTTCGGCCGTCGCCCGGAGTTTCGTCAGTTCGGTGAGTTGGGCCGAAGCGGTGGCCCCCGCGGCCGCACCCGTCGCTTGGAGTTTCGACTCCCGCGAGAGACCGCCGGTCATCGTCACGCCCGCCGCGGAGGTGGTCGTGAGTGACTCCTCGCCCGCGTTGAACGTGCCGTCGAGATTCAGCGTCCCGTCCAGATTGATCGGGCCGCCGGCCTCGGTGTCGCCACTTGCGACCGTCACCGTCTCCCCGGCGGCCACATCGAAGGTCGCCATCGGCGCTTAGTCCAGAATGTCGATGCTCAGTACCCCGGCGCTGAAGAACACCCGCGTGCCGTCGCTGAAGTCCTGTGGGGCGTTGTCGATATCGCCCCGGAAGTATTCCAGCGCGTTCGCGTCCGTGTCGTCCACGTCTTTGATGGCGAACTCTTGGACGGTGATGGTGCCCCCGGAGGTGTTGTCCCCGAAGTTGATTTCGCTGGCGTTCTCGAAGGCCGTGTTCGTCCGCGTCCACCCGCTCCCGACCGAGACGCCCACCCGGCCGTTGCCGAGTGAGGCGTTCAACTCGTTGCCTTGGTCGTCGTACAGGGTGACGTACACCGTCGCTGGTGGCGTGGTGATTTGAGTTCCCGACGCGAAGTACTCGGTGAGTTCGCCTGCGAAGTCGGCTCCGAAGTCATTACTCATATTCGTTCGTCCGACGGCGGGGGCAAAAACTATCGGGGGTCGGCTACCGAAGTCGGGGCGCGAGAATCAGCGGCGGGTCCGCCAGCAACTCCCACACGCCCCCGATGGTGAGCAACAGGAGGGCGGCGAATAGCCACAGGAGGATGGCCTCGCGGAGCGTGGGGCCGCGGCGGAAGGTCATCGCCGACCCACCACCCGCGGGGCGTCGTGGGCGCTCATTTGGTGGGCGATGAGTTGCTGGCGCGTCCCGAAGCGGAGCGAACAGCGGGTGCAGTAGTAGTCAGTCATCGCATCCCACCCTCCAACTGTTCTAAGGTGCGTTCGATCCGGCCGGTGCGTTCTTCGACGGCCGACATGGACGATTCGAGCGACTGGATGGCCGCCGCCACGTCGCCCGCGTCGGTGTCGGCGTCGTCATCGGGGCGGACGATTTGCTCGCCCCACGTTCGATCCGCCGCCTCCTTCTGATCCTTGGCCCGCTCCCATGCAGGTTCGGGCACTCGGAGTGTTTTGTAGTCAACCATACTACAGGCCCGCCCACGGAGTCGAACCGTGGTGCGCCGACGCGGGTTACTGAAGCGTCGTGACGAACGCCTCGGCACCGTCGTCGGTGTAGTATTGAGCGAAGGCGTCATCAACGTCGTCACACAGCGGTTCGACATTCTGTGCCGGCACCCATCCACAGACATGACCAAGGTCGGTGTTGAGTTCGTCGGCGTCGTAGTGCCGGAACGACTCAACCGCACTTCGTGACATACTACACTATTGTAGCCACTACCTATTAAGTCTTTCTACAATAGTGTAGTATGCGGGCGTCGTCTGCTAATTCATCGCCCCGTCCCCGGCGTAGTCCCCGCTGTCCACCTCCTCAACGTCCCGCAGTAGCGTCGTACACCGACACCCGATGCCCGGCTCCGAATCGCCCGGCACCGACTCTTTCTGGACGCCCCGACGTTCGTATTCGACCACCCACTCGTCACCGGGACGCTTCCACAACCCGTCCATGTCGGCATGAGCGTCCCGCACCCGATCATCCCCGGCGGTCGACCACACCTCAACTTTGTTCAGGTCGTCGGCTACCGCACTCCGCGCTTCGCCCGTGGCGACGTGGAGTTCTTGCCGGGCGATGCGTTCCGCGCCGGTCCAGCCCTCGTTCATGTCGGCCTGCTCGGCGAGGTCTTGGGCGATTTCCCGCGAGTTCTTGCCCTCGGCCCAGCCGTCCCCGACCGTTTCCCGAATGTCGGCGGCCATCTCGTCGACGAACCGATCCGCGAAGGCCACGTCTCGCTGTTGGAGTTGGGCGGTGACGCGCTCGATATCCACGTCCGCGGCGGCGGTGCCCTCGGCGTCTGCGATGGTGTCCTCTAAGGTGTCACGGATGGCGTCGGCGCTGTGGGTTCGGATGGCGTCGGCAATCGCCCCCGAAATTCGGGTTTGAGACAGAATCTCTCGTAAGCGCCGTGTGAGGTCGTTCAGGGATTTCTCCGAATAGACGATGCTCACCCCGTCCGACTTGGCTTCGGCTTCAGCGTCGGCCGCAAGGCGCTCGATGATCGCTTGTATCTCGTCGTCGGTGGTGACGGCCTCGAACAGCTCCCGCACGTCGTCGCCGATGGCGTCGTGGAGGTCGTCGATCATGTGGGGTTGCACGTCGAACTGATACCATGCGTCCGTCTCGCGGAGGGGTTCGTCCTTCGCTATCGCTTTCGAGACGGCCGCGGCCACTTCGTCGGCGTTCACGGCGTCGATGGCCTCTATCGGGACGGTGAGGTTCCCAGTCGCTTGTTCGAGGTCGTCAACCGTCCCGTAGATGCTGACGTGACTGTTCTCCAACTCGTCGGGGAACACTTCGTTACGCCAGTCCACGTACACGGCGTCGTTCGGGAAGTCCACGCCGATACCGACTACGCGGTCCTCGAAGCCCTCGGCATCCTCGGCCGGGACGACCACGCCGAACACGTCGGCCGTGAACTCGCCGTCCTGTTTCGTCAGCGCCTGCTGTAGCCCTTCGATGTTGTCGAACGGGCCACCGTCGCCGCCGTCCTCCACCACGTCGGCCTTGTAGCCATCCTCGGCGTCGTCCGGCAAGTCCTTCCCGAGTTCCTGTAGCGCCTCGCCGCGCTGAATCAGGTTGGCGTTCCATTCGGCCCGCACTCGCTCGGATATCATGCCCCGCGTCGACTCGGAGATGCCCGGCTTGAACTCGAAATGGTACTCGTCGCCCCAATGCGGGCGGATGAAATCGGCGTTGATGAACCGCTCCAATTTCATCAGGTAGGGGCCGAGCGTGTTCTCCTCGAAGTTCTCGCGTTCGCCTTGGAAGGTGTTGTAGTTCACCCGTTCGGGTTCGATGCCGACGACGGCCGTCGGCACCTGAAACGCCGACGCGATGACGCGGGCGTACCACTTCATCCGCTCGGTAAATTGGAGTTCTTTGAAGTTGTATGAGAACTTTTCAAAGTTCACATTTTCGCCGCGCCCGGCAAGCATCAGAATCTTGTGGGGCTTGCCTTTGACGTTTTCGTCGAACTCCGTTTTCATCTCTTTCAGGTGCTCGCGGTCGTAGTTCTCAAACACCAACGCGCCGGAAGGTGTTGATCCGCGAGAGAGGTAATTCTGTTCTTGCTTAATCGCCAAGTCAAGACTTTCAAGGAAATCTCGAACCAACAGCGTCGGCGGCATCCCGTATCGGCGATTCGTCCGGGGCGACATATCCGACCACATCATCTCCCCGGTGTCGAAGTGGATCGGCGTCTGGTAGCCTCGCGTCCCGGTGGTGCCCCCGGCGGCGGTACCCGCGCCCGGCGAGCGGTTATGATCGAACTGCCAGAAGCCATCCAGCACGCCGGTCTTGCCGTGGAAGTCTTTCGTCCACACCTCCGGCGGTTGGGGTTGGAGGGCGTGGGGTTCGAGGTCCGCGGCATCGACGGCGAGGTCCTCACCCTCGTAGAAGCGGGCGTCGAAGGCTTTGACGGTGGACGCCGATCCGACTTCCAGCAGGTCGCCGAGCGTCATTTCGACGTAATCGTGCCAATTGATATCCGGCGTCGGCGACATGAGCAACTCCGCGATGGCCTCGGCGGTGTCGTCCGGCAGGTCGCCCGCGATGGTGTCGGCCTTGGCGACGGGCGTCCGGCGGTCGGGATGGGTGTCGAGACGCTTCCGTTGTTCGGCCCGCCGGCCGTCGCTTCGGACGATGGTCCACGGGGTTTCGGATACCTCCTTGGTGATGGTCTGGACCAACATCCCGACCCACGTATTCCCCTGTCCGAGATTGCGGAGTTGGATGGGGTCGAAGTCCCACCGGACGCCCTTCTCGGGTTCGTAGAGCCACGGATATTGGGCCTTGTGTTTCGTGTTTGCGTCGAGTTCCTTGGCGAACGGCAGGGACATGGTGGGGCCGTCGTCGGCCGTGTCGGTGCGAGCCTCGAACGGGCCGTGTTCGTCGTACCACTGCATCGTGTAGCGTTCGAGGTCCTCGGCGCTGGCGACTTCCGGGGCGGGCGGGCGGTCTTTCCCGTTCCCGAGAAGGCCGTCGAAGATGCTCATGGGCGTTGCGTCACGGCGACGGCACTAAAGCGGTGCGGGCGCGTGCCCCGTAGCCTCGCCCCGCCGGAAGCCGGTTGCGAAAACGGCGGTGGTCATCGGACGCTACGCCCACCGCGCCCGGCTGTTGGCGGCGGGCGGGGGCATCCGGGGGTTGTGACTCAATGGTCTTGAAGCGGGCGGCGAGAAAAGCGCCGCCCGATGGAACATCCGGCTGGCCCGGAAGTCACCGCCGTAACGTCGTCTTTCGTGGCGCGGCGTCGACGTTCCGGCCGGTGCCACCGACCGACGCGAAGCGCGGCGAGCCGACGGCGGTGACGGCTATCCTGTCGGCCCGGTGGGGTATGAAGGTTCGGGGCGCTTACCAGTCGATCACCACCCCGCCGCCCTCCCGACTCGGGCCGTCCTCGCCCATCACCACGTATCGAAGGGCGTCCATCGCATGATCGACCGCCGATGCCGTGCCTACCTCGTCTTCTTGGTAGTCTTGGAACTCCCGAATCGTATTCACACAGTCCTCATGCACCAACAGCCCCGGTCGGTCCTCGGGGTCGGCACGCCAATTGAGGCGGTCCCGCACGGCCGGGATGCCCTCGTCCAAGTCCTTCACCGCCGGTTCAACGCGATAGCCCGCCCGCCGGAACGCCTGTTGGTGTTCGGGTTCGTGTTCGGCGTAGACGGTACCGGTGGGGCGCTCCGATAGCCACTCGACGGCCCGCTGATACTCGGTGTTCTCTCGGTAGAACTCGTCGAGGACGACCAATTGATCGTAATTACTCAGTCCGACTTCCAGCACCACGCGGGGGTCGTCCCACCCATGATCGTAGCCGTAGCACCGCCAGCCCTCGGTAATCGGTGGGCACTCGGTTGGCGAATCCGGCCCGACGACGTGGCGCGTCCGTGAGAAATCGGCGTAGACGAGTCCGGTCGGGGCGGCAAAGCCCCCGGCGAGGGCTTGGGCCTCGCGGTCGGTGCCCTCGAATTGCCGGCGCAATTTCTCCCGGGCGTCGGCGGGGAGAAACGGGTTGTTCCGCGAGTCGCCGACGATGACGGTCATGCGGTCGGCCCACGGCAGGTCGGATTCGCCATCGGCGGCCACCTGCCGTTCGGTAATGTCGTAGTAGTCGTTAAACCCCGCGCCCGTGGAGGTCCACAGCATGACGTTCGGGCCGGCGTGGGTCCGCTGGCGCGAGGTGAGCATCTCCACGAGGTCGTACAGGTCCGTCGTATCGTAGTGGGCCGGTTCGTCGCACGCAATCGCGTTGAACTCGCTCCCGGCGTAGCGGTTCCACTTATCGGCCGATCCGAGACGCGCCACGCTTCCGTTGACGTACGTGCATCGCTTTTCGTTGCGGTTGTAGTCCGCCACGACCGGCGAGTTCTCGGGGTCGCCGCCCTGATCGGGGACGGTGTTGGTCCCCGGCAGTCGATTGAAGAATGTCTTATACGTCGCCGGGCCACCCTTCTGGTAGTCCGGGGCCATGATGAGGTTGTCCGACTCGGGATGTTGCATCGCCACCATGTGAATCCAGTCCGCCGCGAGCAACGTTTTCCCACCCGCGTACCCCGCCCGAAACACCACGAGGTCGTAATCGCCGGAACTCAACGCCGCAAGCGTCTGTTCTTGGGCGTCCCAATAGTCCTCGGCCCCCGCCCGGCACTCAGTCGTCGCCATCGCTATCCACCCGCGTATCATGCGCGACGGTGACGTTGAGGGGGCCGCCGTCCGGCCCCGACACTTCGAGTTGGTCCGGCGTCTCGCCTTTGATACCGAGGCTTTGCAGGTTGCGGAGGTGTTGGGACATGATGGAATACGCTTTCGCCGCTTCGCCGTTGTCTAAGGCCTCACGCACCGCTTTCGTCTTGAGGGTTTCCAACTCGGCGTCGATATGCTGGCCGAGATTGTCGGCCTTCCATTCGAGGATGCGGCGAATATCCTTCTGGATGGTCGTATGCGAGACACCGAAGCGCGCGCCGAGGTCGCGGGTCGACCGTTCGAGATTGCGATAGTGGCCCGCCTGTTCGATGAGGTCGTACAACTCCGCCCGGCGCTCGACGTACGTGTACTCGTCCGGGGCCTTGTCGGCCGGGGGCGACAGGGCGCGATAGTTGGGATGATCGGCCATATGGAAACTGTTGGAAAGCGAGTTAGGTATCGGTGTCGGCGTTCACACTCGCGTCCCGTTGGCGTTTCGCCTCGCCGATGCGGCGTTCTATCACGTCACGCCACGTCTCGTCTATCTCGAAGCCGATGTAATCACGCCCGGTCTGGATTGCGGCCACCGCTGTCGTCCCCGATCCCATAAACGGGTCGCAGACCAACGACTCGGGGGTGGTATGCTCGCGGATGAGTTTCGCCACCAACTCAACAGGCTTCTGCGTCGGGTGGTCGCGGTCCTCGCCTCCTTTACGGAGCATCCCCTGCCACATATGTTCAAAGATACGAACTGGTTCCCCCGTGTTGGTCCACGCGAGTTCCGCGTCGGAGTATATGTTTTGCGACCCCGCCCGCTTGTCCCAAATCACCCACTGGTTCGTCGGTGGTAAGATGTCCGCGAAGTAGTTTCCGCCGAATATGATGTGGCTGTTCCCCTTCTGTTGCATGATGGACCATACCTCTTCAAAGTCGAACTCGTCAGTGTTACCCTCAAACTCGGGATATGCCGTTGTCTCTGCGAGTTCTCCCTCCCCGACGCTCCCGTCGGACGACTGGACACCGATACCCTCACCGTTCTCGGCGTATGGTGGGTCGGTCACGAACAAGTCAACCTCGCCCTCGTCTAACCGTTCCCGCATCCCTTCCACGCAGTCCTCAAAATAGACGGTATGGTCGGGGTCGTACTCATAGGCCGGGCCGACACCGCTATCCATCCGCAACTCCGCCAGCAACTCGTCCAAGTCCTCGTCGGCGGCGTCGACGAGGGCGTTCACTTCGTCGGTCTTGCCGTTCGACAAGAGGTAATCGTATTCGAGGGCGTCCCGCTTGGGGTCGTGGTCGCCGTGAATCTTATTCAACTCCTGTCGCCACAACCGCCGGGTCGCGTCGTCGAGCGCGTACTGTCGCACCGGCACCTCGGCCAACCCGATTTCTTGGGCCGCCCGCCAGCGGTGTTCCCCGTCGGCAATCAGCCCGTCGGTATCGGTGATGATCGGGCCGCCGAGCCAGCCGTTCTGTCGCATCCGATCACACAGCAACCCGAATTGGGCGTCGGTCATCTCGTTCGGGTTATCGCCATCGGTGTGGAGGTCGGCGGGCGCGAGCGTCCCCTCGAACTCGGGGGTCGGCAAGTCCGATAGGTGGAGGTCGTCAGTCATCGGCCCGGTTCCGAAGCGCCACCCGCACCGCCTCGGGCATGGCCTCCTCGCGTTCGAGGGCATCCAGCGCCCGTTCAATTGT